TCACACTCGAAGGCGTAACCTACGAACGAGTAGAACCAAAAGCAAAGAAACCCGCTGGCAACAAACCCGCTGGAGGCGGCACTCAACCTCACCCATAAGTAAAAAAGCATAGTGAACGTAAAACACCATGATACACACAATAAAGAAAGTTGCTGAATAGTTGATATTCAGCAACTTTTTTTTGTAACTTTGTGCTATACAAAGCCCACCCACATTGTATGAAACAACTAATGTTAAATTTTGATTTAGGCAAAGTAGCACAACGCGAAACAAAAATACGCCGTAGAGTATTTACACTGCCCGATGGTGATGCAACGATAGTCACGCCGCAGGACCGATTGGCAAAGCGCAACCGCACCATCGCAGCCCGCTACTACTATTGGACCGAAATAAAACGACGCCGCTTCGACGACGTAATGAAAATACTCTCCGACTACGAATTCTTTGTGGGCGAGCGCACCATACAGAACGCACTGGTAGACCAGGACGAACTGCTACACTCGCTGCTGGAGCAACGCCCAACAACACAGAAGCTGGCAAAGCAGTTCCCCGGCTTCGAGTGGCACTAATCAAAGAACTCCGTTTCATAAACCACCCTATACACTTTCAAGTCATCGGCTCTGCGCTCCGGCGTGGAGCTGATGCGTTTTAAGGGGTTGAACAGTCCGCCGCCATTCCACCACTGCAACGCCTTGTGCAACGCCTCCAACACATCGAACCGAGCCAACGACCGCTCGCGCACAGCAGCAGGTGCAGCAGCATTCGTGCTGCCCTGAATAGCAAACACCACCCGAAGCTCAACCCTTGCACGAATGCGCTGCACACCACCCGACAGACTTTCGCACTGCGGGTAGCTAATATCTACCAAGCAAGCTGGAAACGCCACAGGCGGACGGCACGCAACGTTAAGCTGACCCTCATCGGCATCTACCCATTTAATTTGTGAAACATTTGCCGCAATATGGTTAGTAACGGCAAGAAAAAAAACTTTATTCATTGCTCAAATTTTTAATGTAATCTACTACTCGCCCTTTTATTCTGTCGTTCAGCTCTTCGCTGTCGCCCATAAACTGACGCTGTGTAATATGCACCATTCGGCTATGCGCCTTTACGTTGGTGCTACCCTTTTTCGTGCGGCGAGTGTGTGCCGGCACTTGCACCTCGCCATCGAAACCCTCGTTGTGCACCTTAGCATACGTTACCTTCTGGTTGCCCGCAGCAATAACCACACGCTGCGGCGATACAACTAGCGGGCGAATGCTGTTCATCATAGCCCCCGAATCGATGAGCAACGACCCACGTTTCTTTGCCGTCCTGGCAGGCGCCCACGGGTTGCCGTCGAAAGCCTTCTTGCGAAAAGTCTCCTTAAAATACTCCGTCGCAGTTTCGGCGACAATCTCGGCAGTGTCGCCCATTACCTTGTCGGGCAGACTGCTCAAGTATGCTTCTAATTCTCTTAAATTCATCTTTTTGTCGATTTTTATTGTTTTGTCGAAATAATTAGCTATCTTTGCAATGCAGTGCCAACAACTGGGATAATGATACGGAACATCCTCGCAGATGATAGGAATACCGCAATAGGCTGGAGTACCAGCGGGGGTTGGCATCAATCTGAAGAAAAGGTGCAGACACCACTATCCAACCGTATGACGCGGAATTGCCACGAGTGGCAGAACCAAGAATTAGGACGGCGGACGTAAGGACTGCACCTTTCCGCTTTTTTATTTCTTCCTGTATATCAACAAGCCTTTTCTTATCTTATCGTCGTGCAACTCGTACCATGTCTTGAAATTCATCTGTTGATTTTGTAACTTGCAGACACACACAATAGCCACACCTTCGTAATACTTGATATAAAGCCATTGGTTAAGATAATTATCTTGCGTTTGGTCCATATCAGGGTCTTTGCTAAGCCAAACCTCATCAGGGTCTTTCATTACCTCGCTGATGGTATCAAGGTATTTTGTTCTGAAAGCACGCTTTTTCTTGGTGTCGGTGGTATGCCCATCAAAACTTTTCTTATCCATGTGCCATATTCGTTTGGCAAAATCTTCCACAGGCAACACCTCTTCCTTTTCTACCACCTTCTTGTGTAAGTCCCACCAATCAGCGGCATTGCCTTCATATAGACTTGCCTTTTTCGTGGCATCACGAATAAGCTGCCTGTAAGAATGCTTAAGCCCCCAATCGTCAGGTGTTACCTTATCCATTAGCTTTGTAGCTTTATTTGGGAATTTCTTGACATACATCTGATTGGCGTTGAAGACGTGTCCGCGCTTGCCGGGATTGTGGTCAAAGTGCGAAGCTACCGCATTCGCCCACTCTTTAGACTCGAAGAACTTATCTACCGTCTGTTTCGATTCCTTTATAATAGACTCGTTGGCTTCGTTTCTTAACAATGGCTTCACCCTGCAACGGCATTTCCAACCATTGGGCGGATAGATTTTATCCCAACGTGGGTCTTTTACTTCGAGTATTATGCCATCTAACTTTCGGTGTTCCTCCCTTACCTTTTCGTCGCCGGCAGTAACATACTGCCAAAAAGGAAAGAGGTTTACTTTTTTAATGAGCCGCTGGTAGTTCGCAGCAGCTTCCGCCGTAAGGTTGGCTGTCTCGTACTCGGTGCGCTGCCATACCTTATTGTACTTGGTGCATACCTTTGCAGCTTCTCTTGAGAACTCTTCAAAGGTTTTTGCCTTGCGGTAGAGTTGGTTTAGCTTCTGCACCTCTGCCAATGTCTTCGCCGCCGAAAAGTGGAAAAGGTTTTGCTCCATTGCCGTTACGAATGCAGGGTCGAAGTTGTCGTAGACGTAGTCGGCATTCTTTATGGGGCGTTTAAACACCTTATGAATGGCGTTTAAAAGGTCGTCGGCAATGAACCTGAATAGCTCCGCATCAAAGTAAGGAGCATCGCCATTTGCCACACGCTTTATCAGGCGGTTGTCGAGCGTGTCGTTGCTAAGCGTCGTTGTGGGGTATGGTAACTTCGAGTTCGCCCCCATCATCGTGGGGGCTGCGACGAAAAAATCTCTTAGTCGCCTGAAGAAAGATGCTTCTGCCCTTTGACGTGCCTGTGTGCTTTTTGTCGGTACCGCACTGCCATCGATATTCTGCACGGCTGCCGTACCTTCGCCCTCGTTGATATTCACAGGCTCGAAGGTGGTAGGCTTTCGCCGTGCTATCGGCTCGCCGTTCTCGGGCACGGGTATAGAGTATTTTTCATGCAAATAGCTTTGCGGTATGGGCATTATGTCTGACAGCTGCACAATGTCGGCTACCGTCAGCTGCTCTGCCGCCTTTGGGAAAACGAACTTGCCGCCATTGACAGGGTAGCCACGTGCCTCGAGCAGCGGCAGCACGTGGTTGTTGAGCACACGCTGTACGAAGCGCATATCGCTTCTGTTCTTGCCCTCCTCTACTTCTTTGTGCACCTCGCCCAGCGAGCGTGCGCCATTTTCGCCCTGTACCGTTGTGAGTGTTTGTCCCAATATTGTGATAAGCATCTCTTCATTGCAGGACTGACGGAATTCGTTGTAGGAAGCCCCGCTACCACTGCCCGCTTCTTTTGTTTCGACCTCCGCCTCACGTGGTATGACCACGTAAGACGCCGAGCCAGCCTGTTCCAAGGCTTGCTCCAGCAGCTTACGGCTTTCGGGGTCATACGTGTTATATTTACCGATGCGCTGTGGCATGCCGAATAGCTCAATCCACTGCGACCAGTCGCCGAAGCCACCACGCTTGTAAATGGCGAACGGTGTAGCCTTCAGCAACAAGCCGTAGCTGCGCTCGTGCCCCAATATCAGCAACGACGTATCACCTTCATAAGGCACGCCCTTATCGTCGCTGTCGTTGATAACGATACACTTATTGCGTAGGTTGATATGCTTTGCCGGTATGGGCGCAATATGGAAGCTGTCAGGGGTACAGATGAACTCAACGCCGCTGCGCCCGTAAATGCGCTCGTTCATTATCTGTCGCAGCAATTCCTCCCAGTCGGTGGTGTCCATGATGGTTGTTATTTCTTCGACCTCCTTGCCGTCCTTGTCCAAGAAGGTAAGCTCGGAGTTCAACACTGCGTCGATGCGCTTGCTTACGGCATCGGCAAGCACGCCATCTATCAATACGTCCTCAAAAAGGTCGTACAGGCTTTTCACGCGCCCGCTATCGGCAGAACGCAAAGCGTTGCGCCAGTCGCCCACGTCGTACACCTTGCGCGTGGGGGCTTTTACTACTATCTGATTGACGACGACAGGTTCTGCCGCTTTTGATATTTTGGTTACTGTATTTTTTTTCTTGCTCATTGCTTAAAAATGTTGATTACGTTTTGGGTTGCTCCCGAATATGTACTCATTGCTGCCGTCAGGCTTGCCGTCGCCATCGTCGTCGGCACGTGGCAGCGATGGCGTTACTTCTCCCTTCTGCACCTGCCGCAGCCACGCTATAGCCCTGTCGTAGCGTTTCTCTTTCAATTCAAGCTCCGCCCCGGCATTGCAAAGGTTTACGAAATGCCACACGGCTATGTCTTTTACGAATGTCAGCAGCAACTCGTTGCGCTGCTTTGGCTGGTTGAATATTTTCGCCCTGTCGTATGCGCCGAGGTAGCCTGCCGCTTCCTGCACGGCGGCGTCGATGGCAGCAAGTAGTATGGTGTCATCTTCTCGGCTGATGGTATCTATAGCCTCCTTGTAAAGGTGGGTCTCAACTTCCCGTGGCGTAAGGAAGCCACCTGTGTAGTTCCACTGTTCCATAATATATCAGTATCTTTTGTTGCTTCGCTTGTGTTGCCCGATGGTGTAGCTGTCTACTGTCAGGGTGCGTATCTTTGAGTTGAGAATGTACCAACCGCCTTCTATGCAGTCCACGCCATCGGCGGGGGCTTTCATGCGCTTGTTTAAAAGCAGGAATTGCTCCTCCAAACGTTGCATGTGTGGGTTGTCCTTTTCATCGATGTTTAATATCAGCTTGCCCTGGCGGTTGAGTGGCTCAAGGTTGCCCTCGATACGGTCGAACTTTTCTGGCTTTTTGCGCGTGTCCGGAGAAATGGGTATAAAGCCCCTTTCCTGCCCTTTGGCGGCAAACAACGGCAAGAACACCTGCTCGTAGAACGGGTCTTGCAACTTGTTGTTCTCGATGAAATAAAACACTTGGCACTTATCGCCCACGTAGTCGTGTATGTAGTAATACCAGTTCACGTACTCGTCGTTCACCACGTGGTCAAGGAAGCCTTTATATATGTAGAAATTGCCGTCATAATAGCCGATAAGAAAAAGTGCTTTAAACGATGTTGCCTTGTTGCGTGAATTTGAGGGTGCAGGGTCGCCGTAGGCTACGGCAAGCTGGAGCTTTGAAAGGGGCAGGCATTTGCCCCACGTCATTTCCTTAAACACTTCGCCTTCCGAAAGGGGGTTGTTGAAAAATTCTTGCTGGGCAATGCGGGTAGACACTTTCGCCAGTGTTCTGTCGATGTCTTCTTCGCTATTCTTCGCCGCCCATGTGCTTTTACCGTATTTGTCGCGTATATTTACTATATCCCAATGGTCGGCTTTCTCGCCCGCTCGCTTCACACAGCAGTCAAGAGCAATGAGGTTGCCGCAGAAAACTACCAGCAGCTTGCCGCTGATACTTCGTGTTGGGAACGCTGCACCTTCGAACCAATCCCACTTCTTGTTTACAATGTCAGGGTTGCGGCAGTCTTCATCGGTGTCGAAGTCGTCTACCAATATACAGTCCGGACGCACTTCGTCCTTACGCGTACCACGGGGGCTTTCGCCTGCACCCAGTGCGCGGAAGGCTGCACCATTGGTAAGGGAAAACTCTTCCGCCGTCCACGAACCAAATTCGCGCAAATCACCGTAATAAGCCTTTAGCAGCGAATTGCGCTCGAAGCTGTCCTTGTATGGCTTCAACAGGCGGGTGGCGTTATCCTTTGAATTGCTGATAAGCAGTATATTGCGCTTCTTGCCAGTGCAAACGAGGTACATTACACACATCATCACCGTTGTTGATTTCGCCAGCTCACGACTCCACGACAACACCTCGTACCATTCTTCGTGCTTGCAAATGCGGTTGATAGCTTTAATATGGAAAGGTGCAAATTCGTGAGTGGCATATTGACCGAAAAAGAACTTTATCCACTCAACCGGGTTCTTTTCCAACTTCTCGCGCTTTTGGGCGCGCTCCAATGGCGACAGCTCATCTACCGCGGTATCTTTTTGTAGGTTGTTGAAATACACGCGCCATTCTTTCAACGCCTGCTTATCGTCTACTTTGCCCATTTCATTTGCTCCTTTATGTATGCGTCAAAATAGTTAGCCAATTCTTTTGCTTTTTCGAGGTTGCGCGGGCGCAGCCAATCTAAGAGGCGGCGCGACACATTATATATATCACGTATCGACGCATCTTGCTCCAACGCTTCGAGATCTTCCGTCAGCTTTCGGCGGATTTGCGCTTCGTTCCTATCGGGAAAGCGAGCACCTTCGGGCTTTTGAGCAATGGCGCGGTCCAATTCGTCAAGCTGTATCAATGTCGAGTTGATGCGCTCCTCACGCGTTTGCAAAAGATTTAATTTCAGCTTTTCCCACTCTTTCACCCACTTGCCGATGCTAACGCGCGACGCACCTGTGCGGTCGGCTATTTCTTGCTGTGTTACATTGGGTTCACTTAAAAAGATGAGCTTCGCCAATTCTTTCTTCTTCTTTATGTCCATTTTTATTGTATTTATCTGATGCAAAGTTACCATATAACAAGCGCAAAAAATAATGGCATTGCAAGCGTTGCAGATGTATTGTACAATATTTACAATACACTGTATGTCAGTATTTTGCAGTTTGCACACACACGTTTCTTACCTTAACTTTGCATCGCAAAACAATCGAAAAGCGATGAGCAAAAAAACATTCATATTGCACGATGAAACGGTGAATACATACGGCTTCCGCATGCTCACCTCCGGGGCTAACTTGGAAGAGTTCCGCAAGAACCCCGTCATGCTGCTGAACCACGACGACTGGAAGATGCCTATTGGCAGATGGGAGAACATACGAATAGAAGGCACGCAGATACTTGCCGATGCCGTATTCGATGAAGCCGACCCCCGCGCCGTGGAGGTACAGAAGAAGGTAGACACCGACTTCTTGCGCATGGCGTCTATCGGCGCATGGGCGCAGGAAACCAGCGATGCTTACGACCTGATGTTGCCGGGGCAAACCTCAGCTACCGTAACGAAATGGACGGCACGCGAAGCCAGCATCGTAACCATCGGTGCGAACCACAACGCCTTGGCACTGTATGACAGCAAGGGCAACCTTGTGAACATGGGTAACTTTTCAAAGCACAGCACCCCTACGGCAACAATGGAGTACACGGAATTACAGGACATTTTCAATAATAATAAGATGGGAAAATTAACGCAGATTTTAAATTTGAGCGATGCTGCTTCAGAAGCTGACATCGTGGGTAAAGTAAACGAGCTTATTGCTAATAACGACCGATTGGCAAAAGAAAACAGGACGCTTGCCGATGCCATCGACGCACAGAAGGCGGAGCAGAAGAAGAAAGAACAGGAGCAGGCAGTAGCCCTTGTTGATGCCGCCGTAAAGGACGGGCGCATCGACGCCAAGGGCAAAGAAAGTTTCCTTGCCATGTTCGACCGTGATTTCACCGGTGCAAAAGCAGCCTTGGAAGCTATACCAGTACGCCAAAGCGTAACAGCGCAAATTCAAAGCGGCGCACAGCGTGTGGACATGGGCGACTGGAAGAGCAAGACATGGGACGAACTGGACCGCGCAGGCAAGCTGACACAGCTCAAAGATAATCACCCCGACATTTACGCTGAAAAGTTCGAGCAGCGTTTCGGCACAAAGCCTAACATGTAGGTGGTAGTAAGTAAATAGAATTAATAAATTAAATAAAAAAGAAATGGCTATACAAAGAGAAATTTGGATTGGCTCCATCGTGGAGGGCTTGTTTGCCGATAACAGCTTTTTAAGCAAGGCTTTCAACGCCGATGAGTTCGTTAATATGGGTAAAACGGTGCACATTTCCAATGCTGGCGCACCGTCAAAAACGAAGAAGAATCGCACCAGCTTCCCCGCAGATGTAAACACACGTACTGACGTTGATTTGACATTCAACCTTGATGAGTTCACGACGGATCCAATCCGTATTCCACACGCAGACACAGTAGAACTGTCGTACAACAAGCGCGAAAGCGTGTTGCGTCAGGATAAGGCGGCACTGCAAGAGGAAGTTGCAAAAAGCATGATATACAGCTGGCTTCCTGAAAAGGAACACTGCGTGCAGACAACTGGTGCTTCCGTGAGTGCGCATACAGATAAGGCTACCGGCAACAGAAAGGCACTTTGCCGTGCCGACGTTCAGAAATTGATGGTAAAGTTCAACGCAGACAACGTACCGCAGGAAGGTCGCTATCTGCTGCTTGATGCGTACATGTACGACCAGTTGCTTGGCGACCTTACATCTGTACAAAATCAGGCGTTCCTTGCCAGTGCTGACGCACAGCGCGGTATTTTGGGCAAGCTGTTCAGCTTCAGCGTAATGATGCGCTCGGAAGTTGCCGTTTACGGCGACGGCATCGTAAAGAAAGCTGAAGATGCCGAAGGTGCGGCTACCGACCTTGCGGCAGGCTTGGCTTGGCACGAAAACAGTGTGTGCCGTGCATTGGGTGAAGTGAACGTATTTGAAAATGAGAAAGACCCCGCCTATTACGGTGATATATACTCGTTCCTTGTGCGTGCCGGCGGTCGCCCGATGCGTCAAGATGTCAAGGGACTTATTGCCATAGTTCAAGGCAAATCAGCGTAACGACCATGCAGCTAAAGTACTTAGTAATACATTGCACAGCTACCCCCGAGGGGCGTGAGGTGTCAGCTGACGAAATCCACCGCTGGCACACTGCTCCGAAGGCAGAAGGCGGTCGGGGTTGGAAACAGGTTGGGTACACTGACATGATACACCTCGACGGCAAGGTGGAACGCTTGGTGCGCAACAACGAGGATATGCAGGTTGATGCCTTTGAAGTTACCAACGGTGCCAAGGGTTACAACGCCGTAGCCCGCCACATCGTCTACGTGGGCGGCGTGGCTGCCGACGGCACACCGAAGGACACACGCACGGAGGCACAGCGTAACGCCTTGGCAGCCTACGTGTATGACTTCCACCGTCGTTTCCCGCAGGTACGCATCATAGGACACAACGAGGTAGCCCCCAAGGCTTGCCCGTCGTTCAACGTGCAGCAGTGGCTCAAGGCAATAGGTATCAGGCAAGTATAACGAAAGAAAACGCAATGGAAACACTCCTACAGATACTGCAATGGGCAATACCTTCCGGTGGTATTGGAGCAGCCATTGCGTGGCTCGCCAATCGCAAGGTGGCGTCGGCAAAGGCAAAGAAAGCCATTCACGACACCTACAAGGCGATGTACGAGGACATATCACAACTATTAGTAGAAAATCAAAAGAAGAATGAAAAAACAATCAATTCACTACAGGAAGAGCTTGATAAGGCACGCACCGAAAGCGCACGCATCAAGCGGTCGCTGGACCGCCTTTCACGGGCTATCGAGGCTATTCAGTATTGCCCTCACCGCGGTACTTGCCCTATCAGCCATGAGCTGCAGGTCGAAGCAAACGGTGGTGCAAAGCGAAGTTCAAAGCGACTCTCTCCGTCAAGAAAGCAGCTTCCTACAAAGCAGCTCGCTACAGATGCTAACCACGACGGAAGCGCAGAAGATAGCGTCGGACACGGCGATGCTGACGCTGCCGATGCAGAGCTTGCTGAACCTGCCCGATAGTGCCGTCTTCCGACGGCAAATCGGACGCTTGACAATAGAAGCCTACCATAAAGATGGTAACGTATATATCAGGGGCTCAACCCTACCCATCGAAAGGGAGGTAAGGCAGACAGCTCTGTTGGCAAAACATACAAGTTCTGCGCAGGATAATAAGACAGCGCAACACGCCAACAAGGTCTCGAAAACCAAAATTGTCAAGCCACCTCCCACCTATCAAAAGCTGCTGCAAGTTGTCGGCACATTGGTATTGTTGAGCGCAATGGTGCTCGCAGGTATTAAATTATTTAGTTGGTACAATAAAAAATTGATAAAATGAAAGAAACAAACGACGGCTATATTATGCTGCTTGATGCCATCTTCTTTGATGGCAAGAAAATTGGCAACATCGCTGAAGATGGTATAGATTGGGGCGGCGACGCTGCCGAATACATCAAGCTGTATGCAGCGCAGGTGCGCAACAGCCCAGTGAAGAAGATACGCAAGAAAGCTGCGTCAAACGTATTGAAGTTCAACCTTATTGAGCTGCTCCCGGATAACTGCGTGGCAGTGATGGGTGGCACGGTAACGGAAGACGGCTGGGAAGCTCCGTCAGAAAGTGTAGTGTTGGAAGGTGCTGTGAAGATTATTTCCGGTACTGGGCAGACGATAGAAATCGCCAAGGCATCATTGGAAGGAATGATACGCGGTAAGCTCGGTGGCGACGACCCGTTACACATCGAATCTGAGCTTGAGGTGCTGACATCGGGCGACGACAGTGCGCCATTCAAAATCATTGATACAAAGCCTTTCATTGAGGCGAAGCCAACGGAGCTTACCTTTAAAAAGGCGGGTGAGACAAAGGTGGTGGACATTTCTGCCAGTGGTGCATTCTCCATGAGTGCTGCACCTGCAGGCTTCACAGCCGAGGCAAAGGGTGGACGCGTGCTCATTACCGCAGCCAACAACACGGGTGCGCAGCGCACGGGCAAGATAACCTTCCAGCTGAAGGCTGACCCAAGCAAGAAGGTAGAAGTGAACCTCACACAGCAAGGCTGATGAAAACGAACAAAGTAGAGGTGGAAGCGTCGGAAGCCCTTTTGGACATCGGCGTTTCCATTCCACTTCTACAGTGGAAGATTCCTTTTAAAAAGAAGCTCATCAGCTTGCGCCTTACGATGCGCCGCCCTTGCTTTGGTAATCAAATACGCATAGCGCGGAAATTCCTTAGTATGGGTGTCAGCTATGAAGAGATGGAAGCCTTCACGAAAGATGAGCAGCTGCAATTCATTGCCCGACACGGCAAGACGGTAGCCCAAATGGTGGCACTCACCATCTGCCGCAGCAAGGTGTCAGCTATCTTTGCGCCGCTGCTGGCTTGGCTGCTGTCGTGGCTGGTGGACGATACCTTCTTATTGCTTGCCAATCTGCATTTCATTCCGCTAATAGGCACACAGCATTTTACGAATATTATCAAATCCTTAGAATGGAGCAACCCGCTCCGTCCAAGGTTGAGCCAAGTAAAGAAGGGGAGTTAAAGGGCTTTTTTGAAAGCTCCCATAGCCCTTTTGGATTCGTATGGCAAATTGCCGAAGCAACGGGTTGGACGGTAGACTACATAATGTGGGGTGTGAACTACCAAACACTGCTGATGATGCTTGCCGACGCACCGCGTTACATAGATGCTGACCAAGCAGCTACCATATCAAAAGACAATAATACAAAAGATAATAAAACAACGAGAGAGCCTAAGACGGTAATAGGCTTCTTTCAAAGCAGGCTGAACGATGAATAACGGTATCGAAATAGAGTACTTATTCGGTGGCGACCTTATCGACAAGACGAAGGAAGCCGCCAAGGAAACAGGCAGGCTCTCTACTGCAGCAGAGCAGGCAGCATCTTCCATCACCGAGAAGATAGCGGCACAGAAGGCTGTGGTCAAGCAGGTGGAGAGCGACCTTAAAAGTCTGCAAAAACAATATGAGAAAATAGCACCGGGTAAGGCGCAAAACGAACTAATGCTGGATATACGTGCCTGCAAGGTCGTATTGGAAGAAGAAAAAGGTGCGCTGGCTAATTTGGAGGCGGAGCACAAGAAGGCTTCTGCCTCGGTAAGCAAGCTAACGAAAGAGTATCGCAGCCTTATTCAGGAGATGGCACGCATGCGCCTTTCCGGGGAACAGCATACGGAACAATACCAGCGAATGGCAAAGCGGGCTGCCGAGCTTTGCGACACCTTAGGCGACGTCCGGGCACAGACAAAGGCACTTGCTTCCGATGATGCCAACTGGGAGGCAATGGCATCAGGACTGAACGGGCTTAGCGGTGCTGTTACCGCCGGTACTGGCGTAATGTCGTTATTCGTAGGTGAAAACGAGGAACTCGCACGCATTCAGACACGCCTGCAAAGCGTGATGGCTATAACGATGGGCATTCAGCAGGTATTCAATGCCCTGAACAAGGATTCGGCGTTCCGAATAAAATTTGTGTCGAAGGTTACTGACATGTGGACGGCTGCCAATGCCCGCCTTGCAACGGCACTTGGCATTTCTTCCGCTGCTGCCAGTGCGTTGATGGCAACGCTGACACTGGGATTGTCGGTAGCCATTGGTGCCGTTATCACCATGTGGTACAAGAACAGTGAAGCGGCGAAAGAGAGTGCCGCTGCACAGGAGAAAGCGGCAGAAGAAATGCGGGAGGTTGCCCGCTCGGCGGCTATACAAAAAGCAAAGCTCGATATACTTTATAAAGCCACACAGGACAACACAAAGAGTCTGAGGGACAGAAAGGCTGCAGTGAAGAACTTGCAAGCAGCGTATCCTGCTTATTTTGGCAATATGAAAACGGAAGCTATTCTTGCAGGACGTGCGGCAACGGCTTATCGACAGTTGGCAGCTGACATTATGAAGGCTGCCATGGCACGTGCCTATCAGGAGCGAGTGGAGAAACTTTCCAAGGAACGCATAGACCTGGAAGATAAAAAAAATAAAAATGACAAATATATAAACGAGAACAAAAAGCGCCTTAAAAAAGCAGACGAAGATTACAAAAAGAAAGGCAGCAAGGATTATACCACCGAAATGATAGGTGGCATGACCGTTGGTGGAGGAGCTACCCGTATTGGTATGGGTGCAGGTCGCACGGCGAACGACAATCTTAGGAAAGAGGTGAACAAGCGACTGGAAGACAACAAGGAACTGACAAAACAGCTTGCTGAAAACCAAAAGCAAACAGAAGCCTATGCACAGAAAGCCCTTGAAAATATGCCTGCCCTCAATAAGGTGGAAAACAAGGGCTATGAAGAGCCGAAGGTAAAGACAAAAAAGGAGAAAATAAAGAAAGATAAAAAAGAAGACTTGTCGGGCGAGGCAGAAGAGCTTGCCGAACTTGAAAAAGCAGCGCAAAAAAAGATAGCCGAAACACGCGTGGCACTTATGAAAGAGGGCTACGATAAGGAGCGTGCCGAAGCCTTGCTGCAATACGAAGAGGAGAAGCAGCGCATATTTGAGGAAGAAACCAAGCGCAAGGAACTGGTGAAGAAGCTGCGCAAAGGCGGTGTGGCTGTCAGTGCCGAAAAGGAGGCGCAAATAAGTGCCGATGCTGCCAAGCAGCGCATACAGGCTGCACAGATGTACAGCGACAAGTATGCCGCTATCGCCGAAAAGGAAAAGAAAGAATACGACGATAAGGTAAAGGAAGAGAAGAAGAAGGAAGAAGAAGCCTTGGACGCCTTACTGTCAAAGCATCAGGACTACAATGCCCAGCGAATGGCTGTTGAGACGAACTACACAAAGGAACTGGCAACGCTGTTGGCACGCCGAAACAAGGATAACGCCAATATCATAGATGCCGCCTTGGTGCAGCTCGAAAAAGATAAGGAAAAGGCACTGAAGGAAATCAACGACAAGGAGCTCGACGAAATGAAGAGCAGTGCGAGCATCTTTGTGGAAATGTTTGAAGACCCGGCAGAAAAAAGTATTAAGCAGATAAACCGGGTGATTGCCAAGCTCGCCGACCTGAAAGCGTATATGGACGCAATGGCAAAAGGTGAGCTTACCGCCGATGGTGCAGCCATCATCAAGGACAAAAAAGGCAATACAAAGCGCACCATCACACAGAATGACATTGCGCAAATGGGCATAACGCCCGAACAGCTGAAGCGGCTCCAGCAGTCGCCCGAAGCCCTGAAGGCTTTCATGGAGCAATGGCAGAAGCTAAAACAAGAAAGCCTGAAAAAGAACCCTTTCAAGGCGTTGGCAGCAGCTATAAAAGACTTGTTGGACGATAAGAACAAGGGCGACAAAAGCGACAAAGAGAAGAAGATAAAGAGCCTTGCCGAGGCATCGGCAGAAGTTGCCGGCGAAGTGGGAAAGATAGCCGGTGGACTGTCAAAGATGTTTGAGGAGATGGGCAACGACAGCATGGCGGAAGCCATGGGTACGGTGGAAGATGTTATGAATGGCGTTTCCAACATTGCCAAAGGCTTTGCCAATGGTGGTGTAGTGGGCGGTGTCATGGCAGCTGTAAGCGAAGCTATTGGTATTATAGGCAAGGCTTTTTCTGCCGGTGCACGACACCGTGCAGCCCTCGATGCCATCATGAAGGAGCGTATCGCTCAACAGCAGACGTACAACTTGCTGCTGATGCAGGAAGCCTTACTGTACGAACGGGGTACGACGGCTTTCGGCACTGACCGCTACGGCAAGGCAACGAATGCCATACATGTAATGAAACAGGCAGCCGAAGAGTTCGAAAAGGCGTGGAAGAAAGCCAACGATATAAAGGTGGTAACAGGACACAAGAAGACAGGTCTGTTTGGCTGGGGCAAAGGCAAGGACACTTACAGTAGCTTGCTGTCCGAATACCCGAAGCTGCTCGATGCTAACGGTAAATTCAACATATCGCTTGCCGAAAGCATTTTAAAAACGCGGAAGATGAGCGACGCAAGCAAGGAAGCCCTGCAACACCTTATCGACCTTGCCAAGCAGCAGGAAGAAGCGTTCAAGGAAATACGCAACTACCTCACGGACATCTTCGGCGAATTGGGCAATACAATTACCAATGCGCTGGTGGACGCTTTTAGAAGCGGTACAGATGCAGGCAAGGCAATGGTGGAGAGCGTCGGGCGCATGCTCGAAAAATTAGGTGCTGATATGGTGTATTCTGCCGTGTTGCAAAAGTACTTCCTGAAAGCGCAAAAGGACATGGAGAAATACGCCACTGACGAGCACCTTTCGGAAGAAGAGCGCTTTGCCGCTTATGCTCGCATATTGGACAGGCTCACCGCTGATGTGGCTGCAGACAGTGGCAAGGCTGCATCGCTGCTGGAGTACTTTAAAAAGAAGGCAAAGGAGTATGGTATCGACATCTTTGGTGGTGCAGCACAGCAAGGGCGTGCCGGCAGCCTTGAGACAATGACACAGGCACAGGGCACGAAGCTGGAGGGCTTGATGACGTCGGCACAGATACACCTTGCATCAATGGATATAAAGCTCGAAGATGCCGTAAAGCAGATGCAGGCATCTACACGCCACCTTGAAAGGATAGAACGCTACACGAAGCATTGTGAGCGACTGGAAGATATTGCCGACGATATAAAGGTGTTGGCACGTGATGGTATTAAAGTAAAGTAAAATGAATATACTCGAAAATCAAGTGTTGTTGAACGGCAAGGATATTTGGACGGAGTACCACGTGTTTTTGCGGGAAGAAAAGGCGGGCGAGCAGAAGAATCTCGAAGCCCTGCTGACACCCGCCAAGATGAAGGCGCACGTGGCGGTAGCCTTCCGCGAAGAGGACGGCGAGAAGTATTCCAACCGACTGTTGCCAAAAAGTGAAGCCCGCGACATAAAGCTGCACTTCGCCATAATGGCGGACAGCAAGGCGCAATTCCTACAGCGTTACCGCCGCTTCATTCAGGCATTGAAGACAGGCAATGACGGGTGGCTTGTATGGACGTTCCCGACACTGGGGCTTGAGATGCGCACCTTCTTAACGGAGTTTACGCCCTTTGATGCCCTTACCAACCTATGGGTGGAAGAAGCGCACTGTGGCGCACTACATGCCACATTCCGCGAGCCGAAGCCCAGCTTTTAAAGAGTATTTAAACGATATTTAAATAGCGTTCAAACGATGATAGAAATTTTCACAAAGGAAGATACGGTACGCTGCATAGCCGACGGGGCAAATGGTAGGCAAGATAAGCAGCTGCAAGGCGACAATACCCTGTCGCTAACGTTCACGCTGTACGAATACGTGCAACTGGACGTAAACGACTATGTGGAGTTCTGTGGCGAACGCTATTGGTTGATGGAACGTTTCAAACCCCGTATGAAGAGTACGAGGGAGTGGGAATACAACCTAACACTTTACGGCATTGAAAGTCTTGTAAAGCGTTTTTTGGTGATAAATTACACCGATAACGAAAACACCCCTATCTTTACGCTTACTGCCCCTGCTGCAGAGCACGCCAAGATAATACTGGCATCGATAAACAACGCCATCGGCAAGCAGTTGTTCAAGTTAGGCGAAGTGAAGCAGACGGAGAACCTGGTCATAGATTATAAAGGCACATATTGCAACGACGCTTTGGATATGCTCGCCAAGGCTGCGAAAACGGAATATTGGTTTGAAAATGGCACAACACTCAATATATCAAAGGCACAATATGGAGAGCCTTTAACGTTGGGCTACCAAAAGGGGCTTATATCGTTGGAACGTGAAAAAGCCGACAACGTAAAGTTCTATTCGCGCCTCTTCCCATTGGGCAGCACGAAGAACATTGACCGAGACAAATACGGGCACACCCGCCTGCAGTTGCCGGGTGGACAGAAGTACGTCGATAAAGACGTAGACAAATACGGTGTGGTGCACCACTTTGAAGAAGCTGCCTTTGCCGATATTTACCCACGCCGTATTGGTACGGTGTCGGCTGTGCGTTCGCAGGAGCGCACTGGCAAAGATGGTAAGCCCTTCACCATATATTACTTCAAAGATAAGGATTTGAACTTCAACCCCAACGACTACAAAATAGGTGGCTACGTAATGCGTGTTGCCTTTCAGGAGGGTAGCGAACTTGCTGGGCAGGGCACGAGCGAGGAGCATTACTTTGAGGTGAACTACGACGATACGGCAAAGGAATTTGAAATTATCACCATCTTCCCCAACGACACCATGCAAGTGCCGGGTGGCGTGCTTGTGCCGAAGATAGGCGACAAATACATATTGTCGCACTTGCGTATGCCTGACGAATACTATCCGTTGGCGGAGAAAGAATTTTTAGAGGCGGTAAAGAAATTCAATGAAGAAAATTTCGTAGATAACTCGGTATATAAAGCTGACACCGACCATGTGTGGGTGGAGCAGCAGCGCGCCGACCTTTTTCTTGGCAGACGCATACGGCTTGAAAGTGCAGAATATTTTGCCCCCGCTGGCTATCGTATGAGCCGTATTACCCGCCTTTCGCGCAGCGTAGACCTGCCGACGCTTGTAAGCATCGAAATAAGCGATGCTGTGGCAAAAGGCAAGATAGCGGCAATGGAAGGCAGCATCAACGACGTAAAACACTATATAGGCGAGGTTGCAAATGATATTCCTGATATTATAGGCAGTGGCGACGATACGCTACCTGGCGAACACAATGTATTTTCTGCCAAGCGTGCACTTAAGGAATTTCTCAACAAGAACGCCCCCGACACGGCACAGGAGCTGATTACGTTTATAAAGGGTGTTGCATTTAACAATGGGGCTGGTATTGATGGCGAGGGCAATGCTTTGCTGAAAGCTATCCAAACATTGGGATTTGAACGAACCATTAACGGCTTTGGTGTGTGGCTTGACGAAAAGGGGCGAGCGCACGGGCAGATTGATTACTTAGAGGTAATCGGCAAGGCTATATTCCGCAGCCTACAGATA